GTTCTTAGAATGACGCCGTTCGCGGCGTAGGGTGGTTGTGCAGCCAGCACCATCGCTCTCACACTTCCCGCTATTCACACCAGTTTAGCGGGAGCATATCGGTGACTAGTCAACACCGATTATGTCATGATTATGACTGCAGGTTTGGACACCTGGATAAATTGTGGCCATATCGTCCTTGGTCTCAGATGCCACCGCATAATATGTCTCCCTCCCATTGTGGGTAAACAATGGACTTCAGTTTGAGTGCCGAGCAGATAGAGTTTGTTGTACAAACACAACTTGAGATCCCCGAGCGTGGGTGTGCCAAACAGAGAACTCAGAGTCCCTAACGAACAAGGGTATGAGCTGTTTGTCTTCACACAACTCCGGTCAATTAAGGTTGTGTTGGTACAACAGACATCGCTGTGTGCATGTGTAGACCACTGAGTAAGGCGTAAGGTAGTACCGGAACCCGAAGAGCTCTGATAGCGCAGTGGAGCACATGATGTAAGTGCGATGTTGGTGTGGCGACCACCAACCGGCGAGAGCCAGTACGAACTGTTGTTGTACGTCAACAATTTTTAAATCATGTCATCTTTTACTTCAGAAAAATTTTATTACAACCCAACCAAAACACTCATACGCTCAATGCCAACTAACGGCTTTGATGCGGACACGACGCCCGCGCCTTCTAATAAACGCAGCGCTGTGTCACTGCTTGCCCCCAATCCACTAGTGGACCGTGGTCTTGTGTACGTGAGCCAAGCTGATGAATCAGCTGTTGGCCAACTCCAGATAGCGATTTCCACCCGACACAGTTCTGGTGGTGGTATGGATAAGTGCTCGGTGTACGTCGACCACCGGCACAACGCCGGTGTTCGCGTGGGCACCCACCCCGGTGTGTCGGTCGGGAGTGGGGCAGGTCTTGACGCATCACACGCTGCTAAGCAAGTGCGAACGGTGTGGGCTCAAGCATCCGTAAATACGGCCAACAATCTGTCTAATGCCATTGCTTGCCTATCTGATGCTAGTGACACCCGATACACAGGCCTATACTACCGTTTGCTCTGCCTATCTCAGGCACTAGCACATGGGTTTTCCACGGCAGCACCTCTGCAAACCGCTCAAGTTTGGCCCCAAGCGGATGGCGATGTGATCGCGATGGTTGCTGTCATCCAGTCTTGTGGCTATGGTGGACCGGGTTTTACGCTGCTCAACGCCAACAACACAACGTTGCAGCTCGATGATGTTGCACTTGGTGCGTTGTCGGTGGCGAGTTTAGTGCACTGTGGTGTTACTGCCACCAATAATATAGATCTTGGACTTGGGTTCTCATGCTTTGAGACCCACAACATTTATGTGTATGGTGGTGGTGTGCGCCCTGTTGCTGCGGCTCCCACATACGTGGGGGTTATGACTGCTTTGCGCTGGGTGGCCGCTGTCACGGGTGATTACGACGGTTTGTCGGACGCCATTTCATTTTTTGTGTCGCAAGTCAGGTTTGTGCCCGCAAGCATTACATGTTTGTCGACCAGTGTGCAGACACGCTTCGCGGCGATTGCTGCTAACACCAATATGGCCCGGCTCCGCGTGTATTACTTGTTTGCCAAAAGTCGAGCCGAGGGCGCACGGCATCCTGAGATGGATGCAGCAGTCCAGGCACTCTCCCAGCGCTTGCGCACTGCTGACCTCAACTTTGCAGCCCCGGAGGAAGACCCCCTCCCAAACACACCGGCTGCGGTGGTTTCAGTTTGGAAAGCGATGGTCCAGTCCGACAGCTTTGATCTTTTCATGGCTCGTTTGTCCACAAGTGAACAGATGGCGCTACTTACGGCCGTCCGCGATGTGGATCCAACCAGCGCTGCACGAGGTGGCGTCTACTGTGTTGCAGAAGCTGATATTGCGGCAGCCAACCCTGCCCGCATCAACCCCCAAAATGTTGCTGCGGGTGTTGTTTACAATTGGAACGGTGTCTCTAATATCAGTGTACCAGCATGTGGAGTCGATGTTCAAGCGACGCTGCCCTGTGCCAGCGGTGTAGCGTTACTTGTGTCCCGCCTCAAAACCGGCGCCTCCTTACGCGGCGCCGATGGAAAACTGCTATCTAGTGGTATCACTTTTACCCCTGTCAGCGGTGTTTTTATCAAAAGACTGTACGGCGCTGCTGCGTGCATGCGGTCAGTGGCTGATGCAACCTTCGACGCACTTGGTTTGTCCCTTCAAGGGTACCGTGCTAGCGTTGGTGATTACGACACAGGCAACACTGAGCTGGACCGAGTCTTGTCGGCTCACGAAACAGTTGTGGGCTCACTCGACCCGACCGAAGTTTACACACTCATCCAACATGAATGTGCAGACAAATTGTCATTTGGTGAGATATTCAACGCTTATGCTGCTGAGCTCCCTATTTACAGCGTTGTCTTTAGCGATCAATCACTCCGTTGTTTTTCACCGCAAATCAGCACGCTGCTCGTTGGGCATGATGAGTGTCAATCTGGTGGATTATTCAACATCAAGGATGATGTTTTCGACACCTTCACGCGTGGTGATGTGGACCCTTGGTGTGGCGTAAAGCTGGATAAGCTCAACCCCGAAGACGTCTTCGGGGCAGTTTCTGTTTTGTGTCAGCACCGTGGAGTTGCAATCGAGCACGGCCAGCTTATTGAGCGCAAAGACACTTTCACTGGCACCATCATAGCGCACACTCAAGTTAGTGAGCTGTCAGGTGCGAGGTTTGTTGACGGAGCCGAGAGCTTGGGGCTTGCACCCGCTATTTGGTGGTGGGCTGCACCCAAGCTAGGCCGTTTGATCTGCACTGGATCTATGAGGAGTGTCGCTCCTGCGGTGTGTGTCGAGAATTCGGTACGTGTGTTTAGCTCAGACGAGAACACACTCACCTATGCGGCGTTGCGGGTCGGACACGGCCTGCCTGTGTCTTCTCAAGCTGCTGGTGGGTACAAGTTCGCCGTGCGTCGTGGGCGTGATACTCTCACCCTTGGTGCTAACGACCCGATGTACGTGCGCCAGCGTGCAACGGTTGAGTTTGCTATAACTGGGGGCTATGTTGGCAAATCCCTGAGTGTGTGTGCTAACACCATCTCATCGTTCAACCCATTGACCCAAGCGGCACCCACAGCATATACTGCTATAACGGTCGACTGGTTCAAAACACGTTGGAAAAACGGGTTTGCCCGGATCCCAAAATGTCTTCGCAACGGCGCACTGAGGCCCACTGATGCTCGAAAGAACAGTGATCAGAAGGGCGTTGACAACGCATCGTCACAGAGCAAATCTGCTGGTGGTAGCGGTGCCAACAGCGACGACACCGGTGAGACTTGAGGATCCGGCAGTCCACGGTATAACCGCTGCCCACTTGGACGACGCCAGGCACACTTGCCACTAACGCGCATGTTTAATGCGCGCGGTGATGGTGTGCCATGCTGTCCTTGGGTGCGGCGTCCTAAATCTATTTTTCTTACTCATGAACAGTATATATATTTGGTTGATTCTTATAAGTGTGGTGTTATAACGATGCACACTATGTATAAATGGTATGAGCTGAGTTTTAGTTCACAGATGCCAGACTGGTTTATAACTCAACTTGCAGTTGGAAACCACCACGGAATCTGGAGTGAGCTGACTGCTAAGCTCAAATCTCTCAGCGCGGAGCACAGCTTAGTGCTTCCAGACCACGTGCGCGGTGGAACTGTCATCGATGCTGTCACGCGTGGCGTTGTCTACAACAAAGATGTGTGCGGGCGTGTCAAGACTAAAGCAGGCTCAGATGAACGTGACATCTACAATGAGTTTGTCGGAGGCGCACTTTGCTACTCAGATGTGCAGCATGTAGTAAGACAGTCTCTTGCTAAGAAGACGCTTTCCTGGCGTTCACGCATGATCCTAAGAGTTTGGTGGCCTGGCACATCCGTTGAGCTATGCAAACGGCAGAAAATCCACGTTGATGTTGCGTTGGAATATGCCTCTCGGTATAGCAACTGGGCACGCCTCAGCGAACTGGTACACGAGCTAGTCAAGCGCCCATTTTTGGGCTCGCAGTTTGTGTCTAACATATTGATGTATGTGTCACTGTGTCCAATAGGGGGCACAGTTATGCGGCACATGCTACGCTCGCGTGTGTTGGATTATGGCTTGGAACACGCGATTGAATGTTTCAAGGCGTTGCACGTTGTGGTGAGGCGCTCAGGGGTACCCAGCTGCCCACCCTTGTGGCCAGGCACCCTAGAGAACTGCGGTGAAGGCGCGTCGCATATAATGTACCTGCAAAACCTCGTCGGCAGATTCTGGTTTCGGAATTTGTCAGCCGGTGATGATGTCGCGCAGCGTGCTGTGCATGGACGGGCACAGCGTGTCTACTGTGGTGCGGCTAGAGGCTGGTCAGCTTCCTACTGTGAAGAAGTCATCGGCAGAGAGGTCGACAAAGTTTCGGCGTTGTTTGAACACGGAGTCAGCCAAGAACGTGGCTGGACGGCGGAGTTGTTTCATGCGAACATGATGATGTTCGCCACCGGTGGTTCTACCAGCGCTGCCCCACGACAGGATTTGGAGTACACTGTCAACGGTATACCCCACAAAAGCCCCGCAGGCCGTTCAAAACTATTGTGGGTCAACAGCCTTGCCACCAGTGACATATCCAAGATGCTGCTGCGCAACACGCCCAAACTGCGTGGAACCGCGGTGGACAAATATGAGAGTGGCAAGCTACGGATGCTACTGCCTGGACCCGCTTGTCAGTGGTTAATCGAGTCAGCGGCACTGCTGGTCGGTGAGGGGTATGTGTACCGGCATAGTGACGACCTCGTTTTGAACAAAGACGCCACGGTCGAGCTAGCGATGATGACGCGGCGGCTCGCTGATACCTGTGGGGAACACGTTGCGATATGCAGTGACTTCAAAGACCACAACATATTGCATACTTTCAAGAATATGAAGCGTCAATGGTTGTCTATGGCACAGAAACTTGATCCGCGCATTGGCACATTTGCTGCTGACTGGGATTCGCTTAGTTACAGAGCTTTCTGCCTCTGCGTGTCGCTGGGCTGCCGCGAGCCTCGCTGATGTTGCCGCACGGGCGTCAGGCGTAGATGATTATGTGGAATTAGTGCGCGGGCTTTGGTCTGGCTGGCGTAGCACGACGTTCATCAACACCACATTCAACCGGTACTACCAGGAAGCAGTGAGCTGTTCCTTTCGAAACGCATACGGTTACGATGCGCTGGTATACAAACACTTGCTTGGTGATGATATGGCAGGTGCGTGCCGCGATGAGTGGACTGGGCTACGCTATCTGGAACTCATTGATTACAGTGGGTTTGACGCGCAGGCAGCAAAACAAATGATCAGCACCACACACAGTGAGTTTCTGCGCTGTGCTTACCGTGGTGGGTCCGTTATCGTTGGCAGCTTGGCTCGCTCGATAGCTGGGTTCACCAGTAGCGATGGGCAAACTGCACCCGCTGGTTATGGCTATGAGGCTGCGAAGGCCATGGTGTCCAACCTATTTGTCCTTCGACGCCGCGGTGCGACAGTGCCTAAAGCGGGTGCTCGTTGGTTGTGTGCGACGATCGGTGCTGTCCGTAGCCATGGGAAGCTTGTGAAGCCACCACGCACCGTCCTCGACGCAACCGTCAGCTCAGGAGGATTTGGCTTAGGTGACCACCCAGTTGAATTAACTGTAAGCCGTGAGCAACATCCGGCCCGCATGCGAGTACTTGCTTCTCAGATCATGCGCAATGGTAGTAAAGCGGCTGCTGCTATTGCGCAACGGATGATGCACCGGTGGGCCATTCGCTTGCCAATCGAGTACACCCTTGACCATGCAGGCGTCACCATGGCTGGCTCGCTTCCCGGCCCGCTCGCTGCTCACCACAGGGTGCGGGCCAACGAGGCTACAGCCTTGTTCTACAGCACCGCCACAGAAACGCGTGAGTTGGCGCTGCCTGATGAACTCAACGATGTGTGGTGGGAGCAGACGTTCGTACCGTACGCACAGCGGCGTCTGCGTCAGCTACAACACAGCATACACTATGCTCAGCCGGTGCCACGTGGGATGGGAGACCTCGACGTTGCGGTCGCTGCAGCGTTGGGACCACTTGCGCCCGTCACTGGTGCAAAGTCCTTATTGAAACTACCTGGGCTAGACCGCTGTGCCGCTGCAGCGCGGATGGGTGGACAGGTGGCCACGCAACTAGTGGCTAAAGTAGTGGCGCAATTTGGCAGAAATGCCTGCAATGAGTATATTGCAGGGACTATAAGCAACCCAAGCTACACATTTCGTGATGTGGCACCGTCTCATACGGTGCTATTTGATCACGTGATGATGGGAGCATTAGGGTTAGCACGTAACTGCCTGATAGACAACAGCAAATTTTTGAACAACTTTTATGTCAAAGCTGGTTCAATATTTGAGCGATTAGTGGGGATTGACCAGTACTGGTGTGGACAACAGCAGTACTAGTAACGCCAACCACTACATCGTGTGGG